ATTCGTATCACTGGTGCGTTTGGCAAAATAATCATCAATAACAGAATAAACAGTATCATTAACTTGCTTAAGTATTGAACCGTTTTCTAAACGAACCAATTCAATAAAGTCATCATCATTACCTAATTCTAATGGTCGTGTTTCCAATGATAATGCAATCTTATAACGGTCGGCACCAGGCGATTGATAATTGGAAGCATTTAATGCTGGATCCAATAAACTAGTATCATCAGTATAATTATAAATGCTTTCAGATGCATTTAAACCAACACGTAATGATGGTGTTGAACTATATTTTTCTAAAGCAATAGTTGTTTCTGATACAGTAACAAAATTACCTTTAACATAAAAAATACCATCAGAAATAGATGCCACAGAACTTAACCCCGTTGCAAGATTTGTAACTGTTTCTGTTATTAAAGTTGCTGTGTAATTTGAATCTACAAGATAAATTGTATCACCACTTACAAAATGAGAACCAGTAATGTAAGATACAATTAATGTGGGAGGATCGCCTGCAGTACCAGAACTAGTTGTTGTTCCTTCAACCGTATAAATTACTTTGGCAACAATACTTGAATCGGCATTTGTAATTGTGCCGTCAGCAAAATTTTCAGCAGAGATTGTTGTTGTACCAACTGTAGTGTTTAATTTTAAATAATATACGTTTTGATTTACTGTTACTTTACCGCCAGAAATAGGTGTATTTTGAGCAAAAATGGCATCAGCAAAACTAGTAATTTGATTTTGAAGAATAGTTTGTGATTGTGTTAATTCACGAGCTTGAACTGCATATCCTGGTTTAAAAAGTATTCTATGATAATTTTTAGCTGCATCAAAATCATCATAATAAGGATCTACGTTAAAGTCGCCAGTAAAATTGGTTGCCATTTTTTCTTTCCAAAATTAAAATCTTAATACTAAACGGAATTGTTCTGTACCATCAGGACTTCTTTCGATAGCCGTTCTATTTTCTATATATGTCATGTATCCAGAGTATAAAATAAAGTCTGGTTCTTCTGTGGCCAGTAAAGTTCGAACCGCCACGTTCACTGCACCAATTGCATCTTGAATAAGAGCATCATTTAAAACTGGTGTTCCATTTGTATTTATGACTCTCAAAATATTATTTGTTGTATTAAAACTAACAACTTGAGCTGTAAATGTTGCAGATGCTAAACTTGCACCTTGATAAATTGTTTGTCCACTAACAAATGAACCTGTTCCAGGTGAAACAGTAAAATGTTTTGTTGTGTCATAGATGTCACCAAAGCAATAGTATGGTGTTGTTTGTTGTGATGATGGATCTAATATTAGTCCTAGTTGATAATATGTAATATCCGTAGGAATATCTCCACCTTCGTCTTGTATAAACTCTATAGTTACCATCACATTGTTACAACCCAAATCAGATATTGGATCCAATCCATGGCCACCAACAGGAGAAACTGGCGTCATAGCAACAGCCGCCACATTTGGTGTTGGAAATCCTGTTGCTGGAGTTATTGTTGTGTTGGCATATGTGTAACCTGAACCTGGGTTAGTCATTACCATATCGGTCAAATAGCCTGCCACATTAACGACTGGAGAAGCGGCCGCACCAGTTCCATCGCCAGTTATAATAACATCAACACCGCCAGATTGATATCCTTGGCCAACTGTCGTAATATTGATAACGTCAATTTGTCCTTCAGCTGCAGAAGCTAATTGTGGATTTGGCACATTAAACCCTACTGGCACAGGCATCCAGGTTTCATCCAAAAATCGTTGTTTTATACCGGCATCAATTGAATATATGAATTTCCATTTGTATCCATCAGCTGTTTGTATCAAAAAAGTTGAATCAAACGTTCCTGGAGATAGTTGAGGTTCAACAGTTGATGCTGCACCTCGATTATTCCATAGACAAATAAACACTTGGTCATATCTATTTTTAATATAGAAATTTTTAGAGACCAAATTATTTGCATCTAAAGTAAACATATTTACTCTGTCATCATAATAGTCATAAATTGTGCCCGTTTTCCAATCCCTTCTTGGTACAACAGGAGAAATATCTGATGAAATTATTTTCTTTACAGCAATAATATTTTTAAATGTTTCTTTAATTGCAATTTGACTTTGTTCTGGTGGTGGAGGATTAAAAGGATCTGGCCACGGAGTTACTCTACCAAGAAAAGCATATAAACTATTGGGCACATCAACATATTCTGCGTCAGTTGATGAGGGCGCAAAATAGTATTGTAATACTTCATACAACTTACTAGAGTATGTCAGTAGTGACGAATTGGCGGTTAAAACTGGCATTATATGATCCTATTAGGTAATAGCTACAAAAGTATTTGCTAATGTTCCATCCATACACCAGTATCTTACAAAAATACTTGATGTTCCTGGAATTGTATGTGTAGTTGAGTTGACTGTTGAATTAATTGCAGAACAACCATGAGTAAATGTTTGATTGCCACCATTAGTATTCGTAATCCAAGCTTCAACTACTTTACCTCTAATAAAGTTTGAAAGTGTTACAACTAATCCGGCTGCAGTTTGAGCACGAACAACTGAGTTGTTTGCAAAGTCAATTGTAATTGCTGTTTGTGAACTTGGGTAAATATTTGGTGTATAAATGAATCCTTTTTCTGGCCCTACAGCACCAGAAAATTCAACAGAATCGGCATTAAATGAAGCAATTTGATTAATAACATTTGAACCATTTGGTGTATTAGAGAATATGATTCTAGAACCACGATTTGTATCTGATTGATTTTCAGTAGCAACAAAATCAATTCTTGCTGCACCAAATGGCGCATATCCTGTGGTGCCATAAGAGTTACCAGCAAGGCGCAACAGAATATCATTGTTCTGTGTTGGTGTTGGTGAATCTACTGTACCTCTGGCACTTCTACCAGCAATAACGGAGTATGCTGTATTTTGTGTTGTACCAAAAGAATCAATCAACACTCTAGCTGCCGTGTTTGCTTTGCCAGTCAATTGCATTAGTGTGCCGGCTTGTGTTGGAGTTCGTGAACTGCCGGTTGCTGTAATTCTAAAGGCAGCTTCTGTATTAGCAAAATTTGTATTGGCCAAAACAACAGTACCATTAACTGTTAGGTTATTTAAAATATTTAAAGTGCCAGCAAATGTGCCTGTTGTATTAGGTAATGCACTATTAGCTGTATTATAAGCCGACTGCATTTTACCATCAGTAGCATTGATTGCAGTATTACTAAAATCCAACCTTACATTTTGGCTGGCATTAACACCATCAATAATGTCCATTCTGGTGTTACTGAAAGCCAACCGAATGTTTTGGCTAACATCCGTATTTTCAATAATGATCATTCTAGCATTTTGGCTAAAATTAACACTTTCAACTACACCTATTCTACTGTTTTGTGTATCATTCACACCATCATTAATGGTCATACGAGTGTTACTAAAATCTAACCTTACATTTTGGCTTGCATCAGTACCTTCAATAATGGTCATACGAGTATTACTAAAGTCCAGCCTTACATTCTGACTAGCATCAACACCTTGAGTTATGAATGTATTTGCGGATGATGTGTTGGCCACATTAAATGCGGCTTGAGATAAAACGGAAGTGTTATTGGCTAATGTAAAAGCCGCCTGAGAATAATTTACTGGACTAGCGGCAACAGATTGTATAGATCCGTCACCAAATTTAATATTGTAACCAGCAGACAACTGTAAATCAGTTTTGGTCATACGAGCAACAATGTTATTGGTAACTGTGCCACCAACAATGTAAACAATGTTTGCAAAAGAAGATGCGGTACCAATAACTAGATTACCTGTCGTGCTGGTGTCTGTGGTACCACGAACATACACATAACCATCATATGGCTTCATTGAAGTATATGTTGGATCATTAAATGTTGGGCCATTAATACCCATATCAATATACTTGTTTGTATTATCAGAATCACTTGCTGATGCTACATAGTCAGAGTAACCATTAGAATTAAAGTTTTGGTTATTGATTTGCAAATAAGTATTGGAATTACCTGAAAATTGACCAATTGTATTTGAGAATAAAACTTGATTTTGACCTACCTTTAATGGCTGAAAGGCGTAGAGGCCTTCACCTAAAGTCGCCACATTTATTTTTCCAGTCGTGCCTGTATCCAAATCAACACCAACAACTAAAGTTGCTTCTGTGTTGGTGCTTAAGTGGTATATTTCTGGTAGTTCTGATATTTTTACTGTTGGCATTTTTTTACCCTATTAATATAAAGAGATCACTTTCTGTCATGAGTGATTCCTCATTTTCTGTTACTAGTTGTGGAGTGTCATACAATCCTACATCTCCATAAATTATTACTGACTGTGTATTAGCATTCTTATTGACGGTAATTCTTGTATTTGCTATGGGTCCTAAAGAACTATTATTTATTGAGAAATTGCCATTGGCAAATCTCTTAGTAATCGTATAGAACGTTCCGCCATTATTTAAAGAAATTGTGTCACCAACAAAGAATATATTGTTGGATTGTGTCAAATCTCTAAAATTACCATCATATTGTCCAGTCAAGGTGTTTATATTTATGACGTTTGAAGATGAACCTATAGAGGCAAAAGCAACATTTGCAAACGTTAAAAACACATTATCTTGCATATAAATCTGATTATTTGACCAATCGACATTAGTAATGGTTGAATAGGCTCGAATATTGTTTGTAGCACTAAATTCTATAATATCATTGGCAAATATTGTGTTACCAATATTACCAGAAATGACATTAGTTAATTTAATGATGTTGTTACTGATTGTTGATGAGGTGGCCACAACAGATAGTGTAGCATAAGCAGCAGAACCAGCAACATAGGATAGTGGATAACCTATTTGTAATGCATCTTCAGAAGCCATGTTGAAAGAATTGGCCGATTTTAATAAATTACGACCTATCATCCTCATACCAGAAGGATGTAACAGATTTAATACTAATTCTTTATATTTTGCAACTGCCTGTGTGGTAGACAAAATATATGTGTATTTGTTATAGTTTTCACTTTCTAATACTCTACCTAGAGAAGAAAGATGGCCATCATCATTGAGATACCGGCCTTGGCCAGTAACTAATCCACCTAAAAAAGATGCTGTGGCTCTTGCTGTACCATCTCCGTATTGTTTGATTGATGTTGGACTTCCAAATTGATTCACATATGCATTATTGGGAATCATAACTAAAGTATAGATTGTATTTCCAACAGTTTTATCAACTTTTAATGGTAAACTAGAATTATAAGAACCAACATATTCGTAAGTTCTAATCTGATACACATCATTTGCTATATTTGGTGGTGATGCTGTGCTTAATTTTAATGTAGAATCAATGTAAGCATAATAACTACTACTTAATGATGTGCCTTGATAAATTAAATCGCCAGAAGTCATTGTATATAAAAGAGAAACATTTGTTACGGCCACATCAGCAACTTTTAATGATAAATTTGGTGTAGAAACATAATCTTCACCACCATCAATAATATTAATTGTTCGTATCGAACCAATAGAATCTGTTGTTGGTGAAAATGTTGCTCCCAATGCCATTACACCGGGTACTATTAAAGAAGCATTTGCACCAGATAATGAAGATATGTTTACCGTAGGTAAATAATTAAGATCATAACCAAGTCCACCTAAAGGATATGCACTATTTGAACTGCCATAAATGTAATTTGCGGAAATAATTGAACCTGCTGCATTTACTGTAATATTTGCATATGCACCAAATCCTGTACCTCCTTCAATTGTTATAGTATTTGAATTGCCATAATTTACACCACCATTAACAATTTGAATTGGTTGTAATATGCCAAGAAAACTGAAATTGTCTGTGCCATAATCAGTTTCATAAGTTGACTGTGCTGTAATTGTTGGTGTACCAGTGTAACCTATACCTGAACTGGTAATTTGTACGGAACCAATTGGCGCCACCACAAAAGTTTTAAAAGTTAATGTATTTGCTAGAGTGGTATTTGTATTTCCTGGAGCAACAACTCCATTTCCGCCAAATGTGTATGTTGCAGGATGAGTTGTGTTTCCCAATAAAACATTAGCAACTGCACCTAATGTATTACTTGTTATTAAATTAATATTTGCAAACTTAGAATCGTCTATTAAAGATATTCGTGCATTGGCACCAGTACCGCCTCCTCCTGATATGGTCATTGTTGTATTTGGGAATGTTCTATATCCATGTGATGGATTTACTACAACAAGTGCATTTAAAGTGCCGCTGGTTATTTCATCAACTTCAGCAGAAAGACCTATAGGATTTATTTTTTCAGGATTTAAACCTCCATAAGCAACTACTGGATCACCAGATTTATAAAACAAACCTTTATAATTTGGATTAATTGTAATCACTGAAATTACACCAGTAATTTTTTCCGTTAATGGCATTGCTGCCATAGGTATTTCACCTTGGCCTTGTATATAAACTTCACCATCATAAAAATAAACTACAACGTTGTTATTATCTACAACTGTAATATTTTCACCAGCATCAAATTGTCTTTGAATATTTGAAATGTATATTTCTGTTCTATCATCAACAATTTTTACATAATCTATTGTTGCGTATGATTTACTAGTTTCACCAAAAATTTTTAAGCCTTGCGAGGACAACCAATTTGAATTGGTTGAATCAATTCTTAAATATTTTGGAACAATCCATTTACCATCAGATGCTCGCAAAATGGCATCGTTAGTATTAAAAAGTTCTACATCAGCATTATATAATGCTTTAAACAAAAACTTATATGATTTTTCAGTACCTTTTGATTGGTAGAATTGTTTTGATATTTTTAATAATTTTCTTTTGTCTGTAGAAATTTCAGCTGGCACATATGGAAGAAAATCATTAATAAAGTATTGAACAAAATCATCAAGTGTTTCATCAACATCAATATAATTTAAAATGTTTTTTGATCCATACGTTATACCTTGGCTTGTCGTGCTAACAATGGTACTATTGGCATTGGCTGTATATTGAGTTTCAAGCCACTCGTAATATGCCTCTAAGAAAAGTACAAAATTTGCATAGTTACTATCATCCCGAACAAATTCGGGAAGTTGTTGAGCAATTTGTACTGAAGTTTTTTTACTTAAAGACATTATGTTCTAGCAGTAATGTTTATGTTAACTGAATTTGGATCACTTGTATCAAGAGTGACAATTTTATCTCTGCTTGATGAAATAATTGTAGAAGTTGGCACACCTTGAATACTTAAAACACCAGTTGAATTATTAATTTCTGTTGGATTAAAGGCAGTTAATGTTACTGTCCCGGCATTATAATCTACTGTTCCGGCTACAGGATTTAAAACTGTTTTAATGCCATTATTATAATAATATGTTCTTAATGTTCCTATATTTCCTGTTAACACAGCGTATGCAGATGCTAATGAACCTCCACCACCAGATATTTGAACTAATGCTTGAGTATAGTTTGAACCTGCATTTATAATTTCAATACTCACAACTTGACCATTAATAACTGTGGCAGTAGCAGTGGCGCCAGAGCCATCACCAACAATAGTAACTGTTGGTATTGATGTATAATTAAAACCAGAATTTACAATTGAAATTGATTCAACCGTTGACGTGGACGCCGGTGTTTCTTCCAAATAAACAACCTCTCTAATAACATTATTATTTTTTGAATCTCTCATTTGAAACGTTGGGCTGGCTGTTATACTACCAGAATAGATATCTTTCTTTAAAGATGTATCAAAATTAAATGTATATGTTGTTGAATTTAATAAATCTGGAACAAATCGTTTCTGTAAAAGGATAGAGGCATCATTCGTAATAAATGAAGGACTCACAGATTGTACAGTAGAGATTAAAGATGATAATTTAAATGTTGAATTAAATGTGTTTAATGTATTGTTACCAAATGATTGAATGGCACTTAATACTTGGCTTTCTAATTGTGTTGCAGTATATGTGGTCAATCTTGGAGTGTATAATATATTTGATGTAATGACCAAATAAGTATAATCAACATCTACTATTTTTGGTACAACAGTTAAAACACTAATTGGTTTAATAATTTCATTTTCAACAATACGCTTTTGTAATTCTGTTAATACATAACCACCTCTTGGTTTGATTGCAACAAGAACTGTACCATATACGGGAGGATCATTTTCTTCTCCACCCCAAACATTCACCGATTCAATTGGAATTATTCCAGCATTATTTTGAATTTGATAAATGTAATCTTCTTTTGTTACTGCACGGCCTTGAGCAGAATATGCTTTTGGTGCTGTGTAACGAATAGAATCAAGTGATTCCCTCTCTGCACCTTGAGTTGTTGCTGTAATTGGTGTGATGACTGTATTTGAATATCCGGCAATACTATCCATTAAAACAAAATTATTGGCACCATAAGCTGCAATACCACTAGTAGTAATATACGAAACAATTATTTGATTACCATCAGTTAATAATTTACCTAAAACTCCATCACCAAAGTAAATTTGATAGTTACCATTAGGTCCTTCTTGTAAGAAATATACAGCAGAAGAAGAATCTAATTGTAAATACGCTTCGGCTAATGAATATACTTCTGAATATGTATTTGAAATACTTTGTTGAACTGTTACAGTTAATGTTGAAGTATCAATTGTGGAGTCTGGCATCTCAAAAATCATTGAAGGATTTTGAGTTGCATCATAATTAAAAGTAAGGTCAACAGGCTCACCTTGTTTAATTGTCAGATTTGAAAATGTGGCCGTTTGATTGACTGTATTTGTATTTACAGTAGTGTCTGTCACCGTCACAAAACGATAGTTGACGCCATCAATGGCTTCTGAGATAAAGTTCGTGAATTTTGGTAATGTTACAGCTAAATCTGTAACTTGATTAATCTTTAAGTTAATTGCTGCAGATGGTGCTGATGCAGACGTAGGAGTATAGTTTAACATCTTGGCATGAGATACTACTGATTGGCGTTGAATAGCTGAATCTAAGAACATCTCATTGGCCACCATATTTAAATAATAAGCATTATATTGTGTATTGTAAGCCAAAATATCTAAAAGTGTAGAAAGTGCAGAACCTTCATAGTTATAATCTTTTAGTGTGTCTTGTGATTGTAGATATCGTTTCAGATTGGTTTTAATCGTATTAAAATCCAAATCTGTTATTTGAATATTGGAATTAGCGCCTGCCATCTTATCTATTTCTCTCTAAAAGAAGTGTTACTGTGGTTGGTAATGTAGCATTTTCTATGTAAAATGTTATAGTAACATTATACGCATTTTTGTCTGGTTGTGCAGATACTGCGATACTATCCACTCTTGCTCTCGGCTCATAGTTTTCTATCACATTTTGAATTTCTCTTTCCAAACTGTTGGCTGTCAGAGGAGAAACCATTTCAAACAACATAGCGTCAATATTTGAACCTAGGTCTGGATTAAAAGGCCTTTCATAGTGCCTAGTCAACAATAGATTACGGACAGAACGAATAACCGCCTGAGCATCAAAACTCAAAGCGACATCAGCTGTTACCGGCTTTTTGGTAAATGTAAAATCGATATCGGAGTAGATTCTAGTTAAGCTTGCCATTCTTTATTTATTACGCTTTTAGGTAATTGCTGGAGGATAATTATTTCCATCTGGTTCTGGCGGTATTGTTTCAGAAGGTGGTGGTGGTGGGTTAGGCGGTTTATTTGGTAAATTTTGGTTTTCTGGCATTGTTTTATTTTTTTAAAAATGATTATGTTAGTGTGGGTGTAAAATTACTAGATCCATAATAACTTGGATCAGTTCCGTTAACAAAAGCGCTTCCGTCTGGAAAATAGTATGTATAACTTATAGTTGGTGTTGTATTAGAAACTATTTCAACGCCATTTGTATAATTATTAATGGTTGCAATACCACTTAAAGTATTTTCCAATCCAGTTTTTATATCACTAATTACATTTGCTTGTGTTGCACCACTTTGGTGTGCTTTGTAAATATTGTATGTTGTACTATTCAAAGTAACTTGTATGTAAGAGTATAATGGAAGACCATATGTGTTTGAGGATTGGTTATTCCAAGTACCACGGTTGAATGAATAATCAAAGAGATAATTAGTTGGACTTGGATTTGCATAATACCAACCCCAATACAAAATTTGCCTAGTTGAACCACCATTATGAGGATATGTGTAAAGCCATTGGTCTTGTCCTGTATTATTTGTTATAGTACAAGTTACATCGTTCCCGCTTATAGAAGCCGCCACAGTAAATCCAGAAGGTCCATTAGTAAAAACTGTTCTGCCACCGCCAGCACCACCATTGAGAGCATAGTATGCCATACCTGCTACTTGAGAGTCGGTGTTTTGTGGTAAATTGCTTTGGATTGAACAATAAGTGGCTCTGTCACTGTATGCATTAGGATTATAAGCACCCCAATAATAGCCAGTACCAAAAGTTACTGTACCATCAACGTTTCTAGTCATTGGGAAACCACTAAAATACATGGTAATTGATGTAGAATAAGCGATTTGCGGAAACGCCTTCATGGTCCATGTTGTAGTAACTGTACCACCATTTGTTAGATAATGTCCATTAAGTATTACTCTGGATGACCCTAATGTGTTAAAATTTCCTCCAGATAAATTTGATGGCCATGTTATACGTTTAAATGAAAGGGATTTTCCGTAAGCATTAAACATGCCAATTTGTCCGTTAGGTATTTGTGTTAAAAGTCTTAAATTTGTATCAAATAGACTAACTGGCCCATTAGAAGGAAGATTTGTTTCTAATGCTATTGATTGGCCAGAAATATTTCCAAGTAAACTAATTGGGCCAGAAGAATTAATTGTCATTATGGAGTTCCGCCAGCAATAACGTTATTGGCAGAGATAAAGATTCCGTTTGCACCCATTGAAGCAATTACAGTTGCACCATACTTAAATACTAATTTGCCTCCAGATTCAGATATAGAAAAATTAGAAGTTGTTAATGAATTTGCTGTAACAGCTGCTGAAGCCGATCCTGTGTTTGCAAAAGTCACACGACCATAAGCATCTACTGAAACGGTTGCTAAAGTATATGTTCCAGGAACCACACCAGAAACCGATAATCCTTCACCACTTGTGCCTGTGCCTGTAGTTGTTGTACTTGTGCCAGAATAAATGTTATTTGGATAACCAGATGGCACACTATACTGTAAATAGTTTTGTAACTTAGTTGTACCAATACCCAAATCTTTAATTAAATAAGAAGAATTTACGCCGAGATTTGAAAACTGAAGAATGGTGTTATAATCTTGAATGAGAGAAATTGAGTTTGTATAAAATATCGTATCACCTACTCGCCTACTATTTAATAAATCAAACGCTGTTTGAGCCGATGCAATAATAGTATTCATCGAATCTCTTGATATATTAGTATAAGTATTACTACCAATCACAATTAAACTAGCATTTAATGTGGCAGCACTACTACTCAATTGTACAACACTATTTGAAACATCTGATACAACTGCCAAGCTGGTAAAATTGCCAAGTATTGGTGCATTGTTTTGAACACCATCAACTTGATTACAAATTTGTAAAACTTGCCGACCAATTGACATGGCAATTTGATAATCTGGTATTGTGAGTTTGTTTGTTGATTCTGTTACACCAGACATTCTATTGGTGTGGTCTGTGAAACTTGATATCTCGATTAAAAGATTATTAGCCAAAGCATACAATGTATTGGCTTCTGTTGGTGCTGCATTATATGTTATTGATTGAGTATTTGAATATGTGAGCAACTGATTTGTATAACTTGTCATCAATGTCAAATTTGCAGAATGTGGATTCTGAAAATAATTTGTTACAGAACTTCCAGACAAATCACTGGCTTGCCAAGTATATAAAGGACTTGGATAATTTAAAGAAAGTTTTTGACCATCAGTAAGTTCATTGTTTGCACCAAACTTAGTTGAATCAAAGTTATAATTTAGTCTACCAAAAACACTCATTTATATTCTCACATTAAAGGTGTAGGTAAAGAAGTAACGCCAAAATCTTTACTTAAAACTACATGATTGTGTATGTCATAAATTACTCGGTCCATTGCCATTGTACGAACCATATCTGTTACCATAATTCCTGATACCCAACCAGGAATAGGATACAAAGGCACAGGAGAACCAGCAGAAACATAACCTGTTGTTACCATACCTACTGTAGCAAAACATTGTAGGCCGGCATTTAGATTACCTAATGCAGAGATACTTTGTGTTGCAGCCACACTTCCAGTAACATTTAATTGACCATCGACATTGATTGCTTGTGCTTGTAAACTAATATCACCAGACGAAGCAATATCAACATCACCTTTACCAACTATTTTTGTGGTGCCATCAACTGTTTGTGTAACATCACCTTTAACTTGTTGGGTGACGTTACCCTCCACTTTCATTAGGCTGTCACCTTTGATGTTTACAACACAGGCACCTTCAATGGTAATGTTACATTGACCTGTGATTTGTACATCTTTGTTACCTAAAACAATCTCGTAGCCATTACCATAAATTTTATGAACTTCACCATCAGGTTGCATTTCTAAGAATGTACCTGCACGATGCTGAACACGCACACGCTCTCTATTAGGTGTGTCATCCATTTCAATTAAATGACCAGATTCGGATTGTTGTGCTTTATTATAAGGATATTCAGGTGGATTTTTTGAATCTACTACAACCGGTTCTGTCCATGAACTATCTATTGCCATTATTCATCCTATGATAATTGTGGTACTACAATTGATGTAACATTAGAACTTGCTACGGCTTCTTGTACATCAACAACGGCTTGAACTTCCGCTTTTAATTCATTTAACACAGCAGTTTGGTCAGTTAATGTGCTAACTACTTGTTGTGCAGATTTTAATTCAACTGTAGCTTCAGCTAAACATTTTGCCAATAATGCCTGCAATTCTGCTGGCAGGCTTTGTACATATCTAACTAAATCTTGTAGATACCGTATGTATTCTTGATAAGCTCGTATCTCATCAATAATAGGCTCTAATTCTTTTTGTATTAATTTAATTTTTGCTTTTAGTGCCAGAGCAATTTCTTTTGCTTCTTCGATAATTGGAGTGCTTGATGTGCCGGCCCACAAACCTTCTAACGCAGTTCTTATTTGCTTAACAATACCCATAACTTCAGATTTAACCACGGCAACATCTTTATTAATCTCTACTGCCACATTACATATGTGTGTACGATTATTGGCCGCTCGACCCTGAGGAGTATTTGCAACTACACCTCTGGCTGAAGGTGATGTGGTAGGCTGTCCTACTGATTCTACAATAATACCAGCTGGCGGTTTTGGTGCCGCAGCAATTTGTGCTGGCGTTCTCGGATCCTGGAAACCTGCATCACCACCGGCAGATTGTTTTATGCCAGAATATACACCCATAATTACAGGATCTTGATTTGATGCGCCATCAGCAAAAAACCCTACGACATATTCTCCTTCTTTAGGTGGAGAAAAATTTTGTGTTGAATTTGGTGAAACAAGACAAGCCGCCCATGGCAAGTGTGATGTTGGTATTAATTGTTTATTTTCTGTGTGATAACCAAAGATACGAACTTGGCACCGACCCAACTTTAAAGGATCATTTCGGCTTTCTACAACACCGACCCACCAATTAAACCCATCTTTTCCAATAAAATTTTCCATTATCCTTCTAATGCCTTATTGTAGTCAGAGTTATAATTAATGTTTTGATACGCCTGTGCTGAACTATCTTTAGCCAATTCTAAAACAGTTTGATAACCAGTTGGTATGATGATATGCCTTACAGCTGTGACCAAATATTTACCTGAATAGAATTTATCCATTTCTTTTCCGTCAGACATTGGTTTTAAAGATGGTAACTGAATATTCACCGTTCTGCCAGCGGTTATTGATGCATTTCCCGGTACTGTAGCTTTAATGATTGTATAATTGGCTAAAGCAATTTGAGCCGTTCTAGAAGGAATAAATGTTTCAACGAAAATATCTTTGGCAACTCCTGCTTCTTTATCTTTAATATAAGCCACATCTTGCTGATTGGCATTTCCAAAAAGAACTTTTATTGTTCCATCGTAACTTTCATTTGAATTTGTACCAAGTCTATTTTTTATTGTATTTGATGGACTATTTGGATTTAAAGTCTTTGCTTGAGGTTTAAATTTATTGTAATTAAATATTGTTGTTTTGTATTTTCTTGTTAATGGATCAATTGTTATTACTTTATTTGCAAATGTTCCAGAACTAATTTCTTCTAAAGCATCAAAAGGTTTTACAATTTCATAATTTAGTATACTCATAAATTTTTCTTGTGTACTTTCCACATTTTCTGGCAAATTTTGCATTTGGTATTTGTATGTTCCAAATACAGGATCAATATACATTGACTGTAATGACCTAAAATTGTAACCATTCTGTGTTTCAAAGAATAACATATCAGCACCAACATAATTCAATGGCCTAGCGTAAGTTGATAACCAAGAGATTGCTTCAAGTGGCTTTAAACGAGGTATAATAAAATCATAAACACCTTTGGTTTTTTCAATTACTTGCACTCTTTCTTTTTTTATTTTTAATTGTTCATATACTATATTTTCAATAATCTTATGAATTTCTGTGCCTTTATAAGATTTACTAATTTTAATTTGTTCCGACAAAAGTAATTCTTCTGAACAAAAATACAAAGTATAGAATTCAGTATTTAAATTGCCCGCAGGCACTCTTGGCCCAACTTTGTATACTCGAAACTTTTGTACATTTTCACTTGGATCATTTTTGATTTTACTGAATACGACTTCGATATATTCATTACCTGTTAACTGTAATAACTCAATAAAACCTTGTGAATCAGTTACCGTAACATAACCAGAAGAAACAAAATTGTAGATATCTTCATAATATGAAAACTCTCCTAGAATTCTTTTTAACTCTATTCGTTGACCATTGGCGGTCAAAAAATTTAAAGTTTTTAAATTATAGTCTTGAGGATAATATAAACCAGGCGATTCAGCCCCATCAGGAAAAGATACAATTTCAGCCATATTATGTTGTCAACAATTGTTTAAATTGTTCTTCAAATTGGTTAACGTAAATTGAATTTAAAATTTTAATATTTCGTTTTGCTTCATTTTGATTAAATTCATAATCATAGATACTAACTGCATTACGTTCTGTGGTTATTGTTACAGGTCCAGTAGGTAAAGTATATATTTCTGTTTGAGTGACAGGCAAATTATTATAAGTATCTTCATCAATTCTAACATTATTTACCGTGGTTGTTTGAGTATTAGAATCATACTGTGTTATTATTTTTTCATAATATTCCACTTCAGAATATACATTTGTTGAAGGATACTTATCTGCAAGATATTGTTCAAACACTCTAGAAGTCATTGGCCAATCCCATTGAGGATCTAATAATTCATTTGCAAACAATACAATCCAATAACGATATGAATCACCATAGTATTTGTGTGCAATAATTTCTGGTGTATCA